GCCAAGCCGTTCTCTTTAACCTTCACCACATCAATCACCACGAACTTCTTACAGTCATCTGTGGGGCAGGGGATTCGGCGTGGTTGCTCAGTGAATCGCTTTGCAGCAGCCATTCCTTTGGCGTGAAGCTCTGCGACCTCACCTGCAAAATCGCCCGCCCAATCCTGCTCAATAGTCCAATCAAGGTGAGCCAAGTGGAAATCACAGGTTGCCTTCACCTCAGCCTCGGTGGTTGCTTCCTTCTTCAGTAGAGCCGGTGGTGTCAGGTGCCGTGCCTCTCGCACCATCGCTTCCCACCCGTGCAAGATGGCGAGCAGTTCAGTTGCCATTGAGAAATCCAAGGCGCTTACATTGACCCCTATTGAACGCTCAGTGGAGACTGCCCCTGATCCTGTACGCGATGGGCTAATGAACTCATTGGATGCCGATTGCAACTCAGGAAGCTCGATGAGGTGGCTCTGAAGTTTGAGGCGGCAATTCCAACAAGCGCCTTCATTCTTGGTTGGCTTGTGGCAAATGTTGCAGGTCAAAATGGCACTCCCTCAGATTCGGATTTCTTGGACTTGATAGTGTTGAAGTAGTCAGGCGGTTCAACCTCGCCAAAGGCAAACTCAGATGGATCACAATTGTGTGTGGCGAGAACTAGGGCGTTTATCGCAAGGATGCCGACTCTCGGAGTTGCCTCAAAGGATACTGCCGTTTTATGGATTTGATATGTACGCCGACCTGTAAGTTTTGCAATCAGTTCGCCTCGGATGTCTAAAGGTTGCAGATCGAGTCGAGTGATAAATCCAGCCGATGAGTACCCAATCCAATAAAGTTTTCCACAGGGTCTGCACGATGCAGGTTGGAAGTTTTCGCTAGTCCTCATCCCTCGCTCTCAATCATTGAATAGGTCGTGCCAAGGGTTGATGTGGGGGCGTGCCGTGTGCCGTATCTATAGAGATACGGCACGGCACACCCGTTCCCACGCTCAGTATCCGATGGGTGTGCCGAACCCAAACGGCACGCTTTGGCACACGGCACGCTACTCACCCGCCCCGCCAATGTAAGAAATCTTGGCCTCAATCAGTGCAAAATTGTCCATTCCTGAAGAAGTTATCCACAGGTTCGACTTGTTCCCACTACCCCGATTCTCAATAAATCCGCGAGAAATCAAGGTCTCAAGGCGTTCAGAAATCAGTGCCTTATCTCCCCTGATCCCCTCATTTAGCTCACGGCGAGAACACCCGGCGTGGTTATGAATGAACTCTGCCATCTCATTCAACTTCTTGAACTCGGTGCGTTCGTTAAGTTCATCCTCAGATGTAGGCGCTCCGATGACATATTGCATCTGAGCCTTGGTCGAATCAATGGTGAGAACTGCTGCCTCTTGAGTACGATCCGATTTGCGCCACATTCCGGCACTGGCTCGGACATCTCCGATGCGGTCTTTGGTAACGCGGATGGTGAGCGAGCCGACCCGCCCAGGCGATAGCACCTCGATTGGCTCCACGATATAGGCAGCACCATCAATGGTTGCCAACTTCGCTTGCCCACCGATGGCGAACCTGCCCCGCGTTTCGGAGTTCTTGGTTATGTGGTCAATGAGAACTACGGCAGCACCTGACTTATTGGCAACTGTGCGTGGTAACTGGCGCATCCATTTGGTGATTGAATCGTTATCTACAGTTTCACCGCCCCACATTGTCAGGGATTCAGTGACACCATCAATGATGACGAGATGAGCTGATTCAGGTGCCAAGATTGCTTCCCAATACGGATCAGAGGCACTACGAGCCGTTTCAGGGCGTATGTAGGTAAAGTATTGAAGCAGGTTAGCCCTAGAGACTCCAAGAGCCTTCAGGCGCTTTACGATGTCTTGCGGGTCTGATTCAAAGTCAATGTAGATAACTTTCTTGTCATCACGCAGCATTTCAGCCGTAGCAATTTGGGCAACCCACGATTTACCTGATTCGGATTCACCATAGATGGAATGAACCTTGCCAGCATAGATAAGACTCTTGCCGTCTGTGCGGGTGAGGATATTTGCTTTAACTTCGTGAAAGAGTCCATCGTAGTAATCAGATAAGGCGATTGGCTTCCACGATGATTCTTGATTGAGTTCTTCAAAGAATTCGTCTATATCTCTTTGCATTTCGCCAAAGGTCTCAATGGGCTTTAAGCCTTGTGATCCGAATCCTTGCTCTCTTAAACTCTTGGCTGCTTGCTTAAAATCACTACCAAACTTCAGGTGAGTAATGGCACCGAACTTGTCATAGGAACGCTCTGCATCAAAGGCAGTTGAGGTTGAAAAGACCATCAACTTATCGTTTCCCTGATAGTTGGTGGTTGCGCTAATCCCGAAATCCTTGCCTGGGCGAGTCCACGCTGTTTTCTCACCCTGCGTGTAAGCCTTCTTCCATCCCAAAGGCAGTAAAATCTCATCCCAAGAGGTGCGGGCGTTATAGTCATCCCCAACCGTGAGTTCGCCAGGATTGCGCGGTTGAGTGACCTCAACTGCCACAGACTCAGGCTTAGGCATTGCATCGAACATACGGAATACATCGTGCAGGGCATCGCGCTCTGCGAGAGAGAGCGTTGTTATATTCTCAATCGAACCGCGAAGCATCTGCCACGCACCGCCCGATGGATGGCAACTGCCGCCTGAAGGTGCAGTGATACAAAAGCCACCCTCGGATCGTGTCTCAGCCAATACATCTACACCGCCATTTTCACCCGGTCTGCGAGCTAATTTGGTGTTGCCTTGTATCTCGCCATCAACCTTGTAAAGCCAATGCAAGCCACCCGAAGGTGTTGCCTCGACATAGGATGAGTTCAGTTTCTCCCATAAAGCACCCAAACCTGATCCGTTGCAGACCTCAGCAATTTCAAGGTGCAACTTCTCGGCAACTGCTCTTCCCTCAAGTTCGAGCATCTCAAGATTGTTCGAGATGTGGCCTGTGATAACGCCGATACCCTGTTGCTCGCCACCGAACCACGCCAAAATCTCTTCGGGGGTCGGTTGCACCTCTTGGTATTGCTTCCAAGAAGAAAGCCCTGGGCGCTTTGAACCATCGGTAGCAACAGGCACCGCCACAATTCCTGCATTAGCAAATCGCAGTGCTGTTGTTAATAGTTCACTCATCGCGTTCCCCCTGTAAGTAGCCTTCTTCAATCAACTGCTCAATAATAAATCCAGCCATTCGCCAAGGTGACTCAGGCAATTCCATTTGATACTTGCTCCAAAGTGCGTAAGTTACCGCACCGCGAGCTGTTTTACGCTGATTGACCTGATTCAATGGCATCAAGTATTTCCTTCCCCAATGCGTAAGGAACGCGTGATCTATCTCTTGCACCCTTAATGCCCTGAGTGCCAGTAGATGATCCGCGTGGTGCCGCAATGTGGCAAGGCATACCATTCTTGCAGGGTTCCCGGTGTTGCCATCCTTGGACAACTCCCCATAAATCAGTTGGCTTCATTCGGGTATCGTTGTAAGTGCAATAAGTAACTGTGCGCCTTGGATAGCCTTCAACAACTGGCAACTTACGCAACATTCCTCTTGGGTTTTCCATAAGCCAACCCTTGAGTGGGTTCAATTCCTTGATAAGCTGTAACGTGTGCGCTACTAACTCTTGGCTCATCTTTGCGCCTTCAGTCTTTGGCTCATACCCACGCACGCCACCGCCCCAGTGATGCCCCATAGAGGCAACGCTGAACGCAGTGCAAGGCGGTGATGCCCATACAAAGTCAGGTTTGCCGTAACGGGCGATGAGGTTTTGAGCATTGAGATTGAATACATCCACATTCTCTGTAGCCTCAAATGATTTATCTAGCTCAAAACTAATCACAGTATGACCTGCATCTTTGAAGGCTTGAGTTGATGATCCAGTTCCTGAAAAGAAATCAAATATCAACATCGAGCATCTCTTCTTTATGGCTAAGTGCAAAGTCAATGCGAGCGCAAGCAATCTCCACATATTCGGCTGATTGGTCAATGCCGATAAAGTTAAAGCCTTCATAGACACAAGCCTTGCCGGTTGAACCTGAACCCATAAACGGATCAAGCACAGTGCCACCTGGCGGTGTCACTAATCGCACAAGGTATTGCATAAGTGATGTTGGCTTTACTGTTGGATGGTGGTTCACACGCTCATTTGCACCACGATTGCGCGGGTTGTTGCCCCTTTTGCTTCCAGCCTTCCTTGATTCATCCATCTGCTTTGCATAGGAATCATCTAACCCCTCATTGCGATCACGCTTTGAAGTCTTTGCGCAGTAAAAGAATCGGGCGGCGCTTCCTGAATCACCATATCCAGGATCACCAGCCTCATATTGACCGGCAGGAACATTTGTAACATCGCCCATTGATTTCTTACCAATTCGCCCGCCAGTTGATTTGCCAGTATCAGGAAACAATGCAACAACCTCATCACTGCCATCGTGAATGAAGTTGGCAGGCCAGCGACCATCTTGCCTTACAACCGGTGCTTCTTTAGAGAAGGCATTAAATGAACCGCCATCTGTTTTCGCAAATCTATTAGGATCACCCTCAAGTTTTCCCTCAACCCGTGATTCATCAATGTTCAAACCGCCAACGCCATAGGTCAGCACATTATTTGCAATCGTGCCAACAACAGGCTTTCGGCCAAGCACCATCGGTTCGTGCGCTGGCTTGAGAGCAGTTCCCCACCCTTGCCAATTTGCAGCATCACCTTCGAGTGGTGGCATAAATAGTTGGCGCGGTGTTGGATTGTATTGACCGCCACTGCCTGTTCCATAGAACGCTGCATTTTCATTTTCTTTGAATCCAACAGGTTGAACACCACTTGCCTTTTGAATTGCTTTTCCAATATCCATCGACTTGGGAAACCCTGATCCATAGACCCACATAATCTGATCGCGGATTTCAAAACCTGCATCCTCGATGGCAACTGCCATTCGGTGATAGGTGCGCGAACCGCTAAAGGCGATGAGGTGTCCACCGGGCTTTAGCACACGCAGAGCCTCAGTCCAGACTTCAACATTGAAAGCGATTCCAGTTGAATCCCAGCTCTTGCCCATAAACCCAAGTTCATACGGAGGATCAGTGACAATTGAATCTATGAAGTTATCAGGCATTGCCTTCATTGCTTCAATAC